TCCCGTAAACCCAAGCATTCCCGTAAACCTGAGCATCCCCGTAAACCCAAGCATTCCCGTAAACCCGAGCATTCCCGGAAACCCAAGCATTCCCGGAAACCCAAGCATCCCCGTAAACCTGAGCATTCCCGGAAACCCAAGCATCCCCGTAAACCTGAGCATTCCCGGAAACATTACTTTCCTTTTCAATCCAGCCGCATAAATCGCCGCACTTAAGTAAGCCAAAGTTTTTTGTTGCTTTTATTCTTCTCAAGCTAACGCCAAATTCTACTTTAACTTCGCCCGTAAATTCATAATTTTCCATTTCATCCTCCAATGCCGGGGAACCGCCCCGGCTCGGATAGGTGTTCTTTCGGGTAGATTATAAATCCAGTTAAATGCTCCAGATCGTAAACAATCTACTCATTGTATTGTTTCGTTTTCTGGTGGAGGTGGATTTCGAAGGCTTCACTTGCCTTCCCGCTTTCCTTTCCTCGTTGTCAAAGTGCTTTGTTGTATTAATACAATGCAGGCAATATGCCATTTAATTCACTTACCATAAAATAATAGATAACTATGCAATATGACACAGAATAATTTATTTACATTAGAATAATAACAGATGAGATAACCATGCCAATGTGGTCAAATCACCATGTCATATAAGTCAAACCGGTTGATAACTTCCGTATTATGTAAACTTATGGAATAAACGGACATAAGCTAATTCAATCAAATCATGCACTTATCATACATCATAATTATTCAACATAGAATATGGTAATTTAACCATGTAACATAGGCATTTAACCAGTTTCCAACCAGTTGGAAAAATCCCGGCAAACTATCAGCTTGACAATCTATAAATCAAGAGTATAATCAACCAACATCACGCTGCAAAGGGGGCACGTAATGAGTGATCAAGAAACACCCATCAAACCAATCCTAAAGCCTGCCATCAAGCGTAAAGTAAAAAAGCCTACACTAACACCTCGGCAAAGAAAGTTCATAATCGAGAAAGCTAAAGGAAAGACGAACAAAGAGGCAGCAAGGATCGCTGGTTATGATGCACCATCTTACCAGCAGCAAGCGAGCATGGACTTAAAAAAACTTAAAGAAAACGGCACCTTTGCAGAATTAATGAACCAATTCGGCATTACAGATGAGTCGTTAATAGAAGACTATAACCGTCTTCGTAAATTCTCGCGGTCAACAATCGTGCGCAAGATTGACGGTGATGAAATAGTCGAGGTAGCTGACGGACAAGTCCAGCTTGGAACTCTGAAAATAGGGCTCCAGCTCAAAAACCATTTAACCGAGAAAGAGCCAACTCCGGCAACAATCATAATCAACATGGCGGATTACAATGCAAAAAAGGATTGAGATCGACATCCCCTATCGGTTCACTGCCAGGAATTACCAAATCCCTTTCCTCCAGGCCATGACCGGTCCCAACGCGCTGAAACGTGCCTGTATTGTCTGGCACCGGCGGGCGGGGAAGGGGAAAACAGTTCTCAACTTCACGATCCAGAAAATGCTTGAAAAGCCAGGAACTTACTTTCACCTTTTCCCGGAGTACACCCAAGGGAAGAAGATTCTCTGGGACGGAACAGACAAGCAAGGATTCAAGTTCATTGACCATTTTCCGAAAGAACTCGTAAAGAAAAAGAACGAAACAGAATTAAAGATCGAGCTGACGAACGGCTCTATTTGGCAGATCGGCGGGGCTGACACTTACGATAAACTGGTCGGCACAAACCCCATCGGGATCGTTCTTGACGAGTGGGCTATAAGCGATAAGTACCCGCAGGCATGGGAGTTATTGAGGCCGATACTTGCCGAGAATGGCGGGTGGGCTGTGTTCTGCTATACCCCCAGAGGTAGAAATCACGGGTTTGACCTATACCAGAACGCCATGAATAACCCTGATTGGTTTTGTCAAATGCTGACAGTAAAAGACACTCAGGCAATCAGCACAAGCGACATTGACGAAGAGCGCCGCGCCGGGATGTCAGAGGATATGATAAATCAAGAATTTTACTGTAGTTTCCTCTCGGCAAACTCTAACGTTTTGATTCCCTTCGAACTGATCCAGGCGGCGCTTGACCGCGACATCTACTACGGCCACAGCCCGAAGATAGCGGGCTTGGACGTTGCCCGGTTCGGTGACGATAGGACGGCACTGATCGTCCGTCAGGGCGGAGCAATTAGCTACGTTGAGACTTGGGGAAAAGCAGACGTAGTTGAAACTACGGGGAGAGTACTGGACCGCTTCAAGGGTGGGCTGTTCGGAGCGATTGCCGTTGATTCGATAGGCGTAGGTGGTGGCGTAGCTGATCTCTTAAAGTCCCACGGAGTCCCAACCGCGATGGTTCAAGTATCTGAATCCGCCAAAGATCAAATGAGATTTGACAAGCAGCGGGATGAATTGTGGTGGAGGCTGCGTGAGTGGTTTGAGGAGGGCGCGTGTGTCATTCCCCGGAGCCTACAGCCCCAGTTAAGGCAGTCAATGATCAAGGATATTCAGGATATCCATTTCGGCTACTCCCCGGCGGGTAGGATAAAGATCGAAAGCAAAGACGAGATGAAGAAGCGACTTGGATTCTCCCCTGATATCGGCGACGCCTTGTGCCTGACGTTCACGCCTAAGATCCAGCTCCGGGCGCACAAAGAGCATGCGAGCAGGGAGACGTTTCAGTTCAGCAATATGCAGCGTCGCAAGCAGACCTATGATGGAAGCTATCAAGAGGTGCGCACATGAAGAAGCGCACGAAAGAAGAGAACGCCGCATACGCACGAGAACAGAGAGCAAAGAAAAAGGGCGTATCACCCGTATCACCTCGTATCACCCCTAAAATAGTATCACCCGTATCACCCTGCGCTGAGTGTGAAAAGCTGAAACTCGAAATCAAGAAGCTCACGGCACGATTGGCAGTCAAAGAAGCAAAAGAAAGCGGCGCGAATATCAAAGAATCCGCCGAAGACCTGTTTGCACGAAACATAGCGGCAAAGAATGAACGATTCCAGAAAATAGGAATGATGGCACACTAGGAGGGCATTATGGCAGCATCAATGACGGTTCACGTAGATCACAACCCATTTCTTGATGGTAGGGCACCGGCAAGAATAACGATTGACTGGGTATCGCACACAGACGGAGTAGTTTCGCTGAAGATATGTTCTACCCTCTCAGCTGCGAACCTGCGTGCGGCAGGCAATAACGCCCAGGGGTCCCTTGAGATTGACAAGATCCGTGGCACGCTCCACAAGATCGAGACGATCCCGGGGCTTTACAACGGGTACCTCGCCCCGGTTATCGGCGATACGCCTGCCCTCCCGACTGATCTTTATGATATCACCCTTCTTGATCCTTACGGCCTTGATGTGGCTGACGGGACTCTCGTCAACAGATCAGGCACGCTCCCAGAGGTGGTGGTTTTCTCTGGTGGCAAGTACATCGTTGACTCCGAAATAACGGTGACGATTGCCAACGCCGGAGATTCTAAGAAGGGTAGAATAATTATAGATTTACTCGAATCGGAAGACCGGCCATGACCTACGACCTTTTAGAAATCAAGAAAGCCTGGAAGCAATACGAGAATGAATCGGCTTTCTGTGTGATGAAGGAAGGTAAGTGGAAGAACACGCCAATGATAAACGGCTATCTGCCCGATAAGAAGGTTGACGGCACGGCGGCTAAGGTTCGGTTTATCAAGGACGTGATGGCATTCCCTGAGTTTTTAGAGGATCATTTTAAATGAATCCAGAAGATCAAGCGGCACAGATGGAAGGTATGGCCCCTGAAGGTGAAATGCCAGAAGCGGCGTTTCCCGAAGATAGCCTCGGTCCAGAGACACCCCCCGAGAACGGCCCAGAGTATCAGCAGCTTGTCGATTACTGCATGAAGCTGTACGATTCCTTTGAGAAGTCCGATTACCGCGAGAAGACGCTGAAGATCATCACCGAATCACGAAGAGCTTACGAGATGATTTCCGATCCATCAAAGGAGATGTGGGACGGCGCCAGCAACGAAGTCCTCCCCCTTTTAGCGATCACCATTGACAATCTTGAGCCACGCCTTGTCGCCGGTCTGGTAGGACGTGAGCCAATCTGTAAGATGGAAATGGAAGGCATGAGCCAGGTCGATGCCCCTACGCAGCAGATAGAGCACTGGTTCAATACCGAGTTAAAAGAAAAGGTCTTTGTTGAGACCAAGGCCATGTCTGTTGTACATACGCTACTGTTGGAGGGCACATTCTACTGCGCGCCTCAGTACGACACCGAGTCTGTAAAGCAGAAAGACTTTGCCTACGATCAGCAGGGACAGATTATCATTGGGACTGGGCAGCCACTACCGAAACCGGACGGAACGGCTATTGAAACCGAGCAAGGAAAGCCCGTAACCATCGAAACCGAAAAGACGATATTTGAAGGCGGAAAGATCGAGAACATCCCCTTCAATGACATTCTCTGCCCGGATGACATAGGCACACTTGAAGTATGGGAGAAATGCGACAAGATCCGCTGTACCCGCCCAACATACTCCGAATTGATGCAACGCAAGGACGGCACCGGTTACATGGCGGACCGGATAGGAAAATGGTTGTTCCATGAAAAAGGAGAAACAAAGATCGCCGATGATGACCGATCCCCCGGGCAGAAGGTTGCAGGAGTAGGAGTTCACGGGAAAGAAGTCATCGAAAGCCTTGAATTTTACATCACCTACCCGATCTACAAGAACGAAGAAGAGCAGTGGGAAGAACAGACCGATTTTCGTGAAGAGCGTCTGCTCGTGACAATAGCCAAGGCGACAAAGCGGATTTACCGCATCTGCTACCTGAAAGACCTGAACTTTAAGAACGAATCGATCATCAAGCGGGTCCGGTTGTTCCCGGAAGAAGGGCGCAGCTTCGGAACGCCGATGTTTGGGAAGCTGAAGGGAACCCAGAACGGCGCCAGTGACCTCTTTAACGCCTTGCTGAATATTGCCTATGTCGTGATGATCCCCAGCGGATTCTATGAAGAGTCAGCAGGTCTCCGGGGTAAAGTAGACCTTCAGCCCGGCCAGTGGCAGAAATGCGACAACATCAAAGGCATACTTCCGTTCGCCTATAACATCAATCCGGCGAATTATCTGAACTTTATGGAAACCTTCTTCACCCTTTGGGAACGCTCCGGCAGTATTTCAAACCCGCAGATGGGCAGACCAGACGACCAAAAGAAGACGGCTACCGAGATCATGATGGTTGTACAGGAAGGCAACGCCAAGTTTGATTACCAGTCGAAGACGACACGGGATGAGTTTCTTGCTATCCTCAAGACCCTGTATGACCTCTATTATCAGTATTTGCCCTACAAGCCAGTGGAGTTCATCTATAACGGGAAGCCGGTTGTATTGCCTCGCCAGTTGATGCGCAGGGGATATAAGTTCAGTCTCACAGGTTCTACGGCGGCGGCAAACAAGATGATCGAGAGGAAAGAAGCTGAGGAGTTGAACGGGCTCGCTTCGCAAAACCCCTTGATGAATCCGATGAGCACCCTTGAGGAGCTTTTGAAGGCATACGGGAAGACGGACACGCAGCGGTATATCAACCCAGAGGTACAGCAGATACTAAAAGTCTTTGCGGAGAATCCGGAGCTAAAACAGGTCGTCGGCAAGTACATTCAGACCAAGCAGCAGATATCGCAGGAAGTCAAGGGAGGCGGCAATGTCTAATTACATACCTAAGCACACAGCGTCTGAGTATATGGAATATCAGAAAAAAAATGATTGTTCGATCAGAACTTTATCAAAACAAGAGGCAGAAACAAACCATTCTTCGGGCGCAAGAGTAGAAATGTTTTCTGAACATTCCCAGCATGTTGACGGGCGAACCATAGAGGAATGCCTTGACAAGGCCATTGCTTATAAACCGCCCAAATATCAACCTCCAAAATTTGTTAGAGATTTAATGACGAAGGCTTTTAATTGCGCGATTGATGAATATTTAAGGAAAGGTGGGTTTGTTACTGGCGACGGGATGGGGATATAATGCCTCAAACATTGGATGAGGGAGTTTGTCAAGAAAGGAGTTTTAAATGTCCCTGCTATTTGACGAAAGTTTTGAACAATATCGCCAACTTGAAATAATAGAAGGCGTGAAAGTCCTGAAGCAGCTTGAGAATGTTGCTGTTTCCCCTGATTACTTCAACGGAGCAATGGCAATGTTGAAAGCGATCATCAACCTACCGGCGAAACTGGCAGGAGCAGAAAGCGAAGAGCAGGCGAAGCAGGCCGACGAGATGAAAGAGAAGGCGCTGAAGTACTTTGAGGCAAAAATGGTGAGGTCATATTTAGATGGGTGAACCCTTGAAAGACCTTAACAAGGAAACATTCAGCACCGCTATGAAGGAATTTGAGCAAAGGAAGGATGAATTAACAATCCCACCAGCCGAATTGATTGAAGTATTAAAATCACTAAAGGGTATTGAAAGGAAATTACAAGCACTTTTAAAGTAAAAGAATAGCTTAACCCTCAGTTTGTAAACGAGATCAAAAGGCTACCTTCCAGAAATGGAGAGTAGCCCTTTTTATTGCCCCCACCGGATGGGAGAAAGTCCGAGAATCAAATAGTTAGGAAGTGAAGTATGAAAAAGAAATGGTTTTACAGATTGATAGCCCCTTTTCTGAGCCAGCGCGGTGCCGTCGGAGAGGCGGAAGATTCCGACAAAAAAGAAGGTGGAGAGGACGACAGCACCTTTGACGACCTCGTAAACTCTGATATTTATTCAGAGGATGAAGACCCGCTTGCCGACAATAAAGAAACACAGGACATCAAGGACGGAGAAAAGGAAGAGAAGAAGGAACCGACCATAGCCGATGTAATGGCAGAACTTCAGAGCGTAAAGGAAAAGAACGCCGAGCTGGACAAAGCGGCAAAGAGAGCCTTCTACGGAGAGCGCCACGAGAAGAAAGCGGCAAAAGAGAAGGGAGACGAGACTGTCCTGACTGATGCCGAAATAAAGGCGATCATCCGTGACAACAAGGACGACCCGGAAGTACTTTTTAACGCCTTGACCTACAAGGCCCAGCAGATGATGAAGACCGGCCAGAAGGCGACCATTGACGAGGTGGAGATAAAGAACAAAAGCAACCAGTTCAACTCCATCCTGAAAGAGCGCGTCCCTGATTACGACTCCCCCGACTCGAAGGCGGCAGAGACGATCAGTAAGGCGAAAGAGACGTTCAACCTCGAAGATCATCCCTTTGCTGATTACCTGGCGGCTTCGGCAGCGGTTTATGCCGATCTCCCGAATATAAGCAAGCAGTGGTTCGAGGCAGGCAAGAAAGCGGCTCTTGATGAAGGGGCGGACGCGGCACGAAAGAAAGAGATCAAAAACGGTCAGATTACTCCGGGCGGGAAACGGAGCGGTGGAGATGACAAGGGCGGCGGTAGCTTGAGTGAGAGCCAGATGGAGACTTTCAACAGGATCTACGGCCACGTTAAAGACCCGAAGTCAAGGGCTGAAAAAATATCCCTTTTCAAATCTCAACTTAACCTAAGAAAGAAAGCCGCATAAGGAGGGCAGACATATGGAAACGAAACCGAAGAAAGTCATAAGAAGAAAACCGGCAGTCCACACAGAACCGAAGGACGGCCAGAAAGATAACGTAGTGATTTTGAACGAAAACTATACTCCAGAGGAAAGGGCCATTCATAGTCGAGTCAGCGCGGAGTCTGACGATTGGAAGACTATCACCGAAGCGGACATGGAGGATTTCTCGCTTGCGGAAGACCCGTTTAAATTGCCTCCACCGGCTGCAAAGCTGAGAGATCAAAGGAAGTTCGCTTTCAGATGGATCACAAGAAGTGCCTCCAGGCTTGATCAGATGAAAAGCAAAGTCGTTCCGTTCAGGTGGTGGCCGGTAAATCGGATGCAACCCATGGTCGGAGCAATGGACGCTTTCATTGACGACAACAACGGCTGCATTTCGAGAGAAGATCAAATGCTTGTATTCAAGCCCTACTGGATGTTCGAAAAGGAGCTGGAGTATAAACGCCAGCTCGCAGACGGCAACAGTGGAGACGTAGCGTCGAAAAACAGGACACCGATAGGCGACCTTGAATATCGGTCAGGAAAGAGAAGCGTTAATGATACCCGATCCCTCAGGGAAGAGGTAAAGGGTAGTGATGTTCAATACCAAGGCGAGGCGGAGATGGACCGCGCGGCGGGAGTTTACACTCCTGAGGTCGGTGACTCTGATCTCGTCGTAAACGAATAAAGGAGAAATACGATGGCGAACGCGAACATTTCATTTGGGTTCAGTCCGTTCGAGACTTTGCTCCGAGCGAGACTTTACCCTGTAAACACGGCTCCGACCATCAATATCTGCATGAATGATATTGTTGCGGCGGATACGACAAGCGCGGCTGTATGGCCGAAGTTGGGCGCGAGCATCATGGTTTACGATGCCGCAGTCCTTGGAGACACACCGGGCGATGAGTTCCTTATCCTCGGTTCGGTCCTTGGATGCTTCGATGAAAAGATGGACCCGATTTCCTACCTCGCAGCGGGAAGAGTGGGAGACGGAACAGCGGCAGGTTATGTGCTGGTGGCCGATCATCCTATGCAGCAGTTCATAGGGAACGTAGCGGCGGCCCTGACGCTGGCAGACCTCGACTTGAATTACCCGATTGACGGCTCAGCTCTTTACGCTCCGCAGTCAACGAGCACGGGAATAAGCGCCCAGAATATCAAGGTTACGAATGCAGCCGTAACAAAAACCATCCCGATCAGGCTGAAGGGTCAGGCATACATTGAGGACACGTATGCAGCGGCTGGTTGCAGAATGATCTGCGGAATTACTCCGGCGTGCCATTACTGGGCGTCTGATGTCGGAATTTAACGGAAAGGAGGAGATGAATTATGTGGACACGTGGAAGATTTTTAAATGAGTACGTCCCAGGCCTCTTTACCGTTGCTTTGGATTCCTACATCAATCAGCGGGCGGCCAGTATGTACGACAAGTTGTGCAACATCAAAACATCGATGAAGAAGAAAGAAGAGGATTCCATTCGGTCAGGTTTGGGCTATCCCTTGGTGAAGGGTGAAGGAGCCCCGGTTAACTACGATGTGGAAATCGAAGGCCCGAAACAGACTTGGGTGCATAACGTATATGCGCTCGCAGTCCGAATCACTGAAGAGTCGATCGACGATAACCTGTATCACCTTCGTGCCGGCGGGAATGCTGACGAGCTGAAGGACATCTTCGAGGACCTGGGGCAGAGTATGGCCCTGAACGTGGAAAAGGAAGTCGCCCGCCTGTTCAATTCGGCAACGGCGACGACCTACCACACCGACCGCGACGCTCTGGCTTTTGCGTCAACGGTTCATAAGCGCCTGGACGGTTCAACTTACTCGAACCTTTCCACGGCAACCGACCTGACCTATTCGACCTTCTGGGCTAATTTGGTGGCTGCTGAAAACCAGTACGATCACCGCCAACTCAGAATCAAGAAGAAGGTAAAGAGCTTGTGGGTTCCCCCTCAGCTCGAAAAGAACGCCATTGAAATCCTGAAGTCATCCGACCGACCCGACACGGCGAACAGAGCAACAAACGCCTATGCCAAATCAGGGAGAAGCATCACCCCGATGGTCTGGAACGAAATGACGGACGACAATATGTGGGTTCTCCAGACGGAAGGACGCGGTGTCATTCTGTTCTGGGCGCGGAAAACAAGGTTCGCCCGGGAACGCGAGTTCCAGACAGGCGATCTAATGATGAAGAGTGATCAGCGATTCTCGGTAGAGATTGCCGATTCACGTGATTTTTTCTTCAACGTTCCTGCATAATTTCAACATCTTAGGACGGGTAGCCTAATAAGCTACCCTTGTCCTTCAAGGAGGCTTTATGAGTTTATCTAATCTCCAAATCGGAGCTTGGAACGTACAGGGATTACCAGCACCGGGAACGACCGGGGGCAATGGCTCCGTGTACTTCGTGGACAATAATTACGGTAGCAACAGCAACAACGGTACCTCATGGGACGAAGCGTTTAAGACGCTTGCCTATGCCATAGCGGTGAGCAATGTGGATATCGCCAGCGGTGCGAGTCGGTGGGCGAGACGAAACATCATCTATTTTACCGGTGATACCGAGACGACCACGCTTGTGGCCTTCCCGAATAAGTGCGACGTAATCGGTGTAGGATCATACGACGCAAATAAAATGCCTGGCATTACCGGCAACCATGCTCCTGTTTTGGCTGCTTCGGTTGGGACACGGTTTATCAACATATGGTTCAAGGCTCCTGCCGTCGCTTCCCCAATAATCACCCTCACATCGGCTACGTCTGGTTGCGAGTTCTGGGGATGTATGTTTGATGGTGTGGTTGGGACGGTTACTACGGGTATCACGGCTACAGCGTCTCCGAATCTTAAGGTAAACAACTGCAAGTTTATCGGTGGGTTTGCTACGGCTGATATATCTCTCGCGACTGGAGCAATGATTGATGTCGAGATTCGCAACAACAATATGCATGGTTCTGCAGGACAGGGTATCCTTATCAACTCTGGAACTACTGTAGCCTACGGTGGGTTGATTAAAGACAACTTCATATCATCGACTGGTGTCTGCATAAACGATGCTTCAAGCAAGTTCCATATTGTCAACAATCGAGTTATCACGCTTGGTGTAAAAGGCGCTGCCGGAGCAGGTGGTATTGTTGGCGGCGCTTACATGATGCTGGATAACAGGTACTCTGCAAGCGATCTGGCGAATGCGGTTGTCCCGGCACAGGGTACTTTGGCTTAACCTCCCTTACCCGACGGGCGGCGGCCATAATACCGCCCACTTAAACTCATGGCCGGTGGCGTAGCAGAGACATTACGGGACACAGACCCTCTCTTCCAGGGAACGCAGAAATGCCGAACCTGGCTCTTAAAGACGGTCAACGATCCTGCTGACTTCGTATCCTGTGGGGCCAAGATAGGACTTGCGGTGAAGAACCTTACGGACGGCTCTTCAGGACACGTAGAAAGCGTCACGGAAAACTCGTTCGATTGTACCTTGACCGGGGGAGCTAATAACGTATGGGCCAAAGGAGACGTTTACCAGATATTCAAGACAGCAACCTATGGTAGCGTTATCTCAACACACTATAATGACCGGAGATATGGGCATAAGTTCGTAAATCCCGATGAACTGGTAGACGGAATAAAGGCGGACGAGATCGACGTTGACGAACACGAGAGAAATGTTTTTTCACCAGATCAGCCTTCAACAAATAAGCGGGGATGGTAAATGACAACCAACTTTGATGGATTGACTCTTTCCGATATCTTGGAAATAATTGCTGATGAGGTAGGCGATTCATCGGGTGGTGTTCCTCAGTACAGCAAATTCTCACGAAAGAACATAATCCGGCGGCTTAACGACCGATTAAATAAATTCGTATTCCATAGCCAGTGTATCAGGAAGGTGGCAATTCTTCAGACGAAAGCAGGATATAAGAACTACAAGCTACCGTCGAACTGCATGGACGGTGGGATCATTGGGCAGCCCAAATACTTCATTGACACCGGTAATTCGTACCAAGAGCTTTATATCAGAGACATTCAGTGGCTCGACGATCATTACCAAGGATGGCTTACAGATGCCGACAGCCAGCCGCTTTATTCATATCTCGGCGAGAGTTACGGCAATATCCCAATGCTGGGAGTTTACCCCGCGCCCGATGTTGACGGCACAAGTTATCTTATTTCCCCGGATACGGGTATTGTTACCGGCGCGAGTCTGCCGAGTACCTTTAATAATATTACAGGTCAAGCAACCGGGGGGAGCGGGTCATCTCTCGTTGACTCCACGATGGACTTTACCACGATGGGGCTTGTAGCCGGCATGGCTGTTTTAAACGTCACCGACGGCAGCTCTGCAAGCATCGTGACCATTGCGGCAACGACTCTGACACTAACGGCATTGATCGGTGGTTTAGACAATACCTTCGCTATGGGAGATTCTTACAATATCCTTTCAGGCGAATACGGCGTTGTAACCTCATGGTCAGGTGACGACATTTACCTGTTCTCTTCGGAAGTTGGTGAAATAGCCAACATTACTGTTCCTGAAGGAAATATCAGGGTTGACTTTATTCCCTATCCGACTTCATTCCCCGAAACAGGTGGAGACGATCAAGTCCCAGAAATCCCAAAGCTCTACCACTACGACTTTGCTCTTGGAGTAGTTGCCGACCTTCTCAGCACGTTCAACGAGAAAACAAAAGAGTTTCAGAGAGCGCAGTACTACGAACAGAAGTTCATGACAGCTGTTGCGCTGGCAAAGTCAAAGAAGGATTCAAGACCGTTCAATGACAAGCCGGTTCAGTTTGTACCGAAGCGAAGGGGATGGAGAAATAACTAATGAGCGACACCTACCATAATTGGCCTTCCTACCGGAAAACTGACAACAGGATAGAGGCCGCTGGTTATCACTGGGACCCGGTACTGCTTGAGTGGATAGTCAACGAAGCCGTTGACCCGAATAATCTCAGGGTAAATCTTTCAGCGAATGCTCCCGCTGCGGTTTCAGTCGGTGTTGCATCAGGGCAAGTCTTAGCTGCAAATACCAATAGAAAAGGGTGTTTACTGGTAAACACCTCAGTAAACTATATTTCTCTTTCGTTTGGGGCAGCCGCTGTGCTTTATTCAGGCATTACCATAAACCCAAGCGGAGGGTCTTTCTGGATGGACGGATACAGCTTCACGACGGCTGAAATCAGGGCAATCGCTTCGGGTGCGACATCAAACCTTTCGGTACAGGAATTTGAATAATGCCGATTTATAATCCAGTAGCTTCAGGTCCAGCGGGAGCGGGAGTTGTCCCGATCGGCGGCATAATCATGTGGTCGGGAACCATTGCGACCATTCCTGCCCCATTTAAACTCTGCGACGGCACACAGAATAGCCCTGGCCCTGATCTAAGAGACAAGTTCATCGTTGGAGCAAAACAGGACGATGTAGGGGTAGCCAAGACGAA